GCAAGCGAGTTCGGCGACGTGATGTAAGCCATCGGCGCCGCATTGTTGCGGAAGTAGTTCGCTCCGTAGCTTTCGGCGCTGGCGGCGAGCTCAAGCGACTGGCGCATGTAGGCCAGCGGATTCATGCCCTTGAGCCGCGTCACGCCGTCGTAGCCCATGCCGGGAATATGGAGGATGTCGCCCTGCACATACTCGCGGGTGGTTGCGCCTTCGCGGTAGAGGTAGACCAGCAAGCCGGTTTCCGCGTCCTTACGCACGTCCATTTTCGAGGAGTCGAGCGGAACAAGCTCGGCCACCGCGGCGCGCCGGTCCACGCGGATAAGCGCGTAGAAGTTGCCGTCCGTGCAGAGGGACTGCTCCGCCACCTGCCAAAACTCGAACGCGCTCATGGCGTCATTGGGCGCATCGTGAAGGAGGTAGTACAGTTCGTGGTCACGCGCCAGCTCGCGGCCTTCGCCGGTACGCCTGAAGACCTGGCAGGGCAGAGAGCCGATGGTTTCGGAGCGCAAGCGCACGCAAGCGTTCAACGCATTGATGCGAAGGGCAACCTCAGTGCTATCGAACTGACCGAGAAATGAACCGAATGACGGCGCTACTGAGCGGTACCAGAAGTCAGAATCAGGCGGTTCAGAAGCTCCGAGTTTAGTTAGTATTTTGCCAAAAAGGTTCAAGGTTGCCTGCTTCCCATATGGATTTCATTGGCTGGCCAATAATCGCAATCCCCGTCGCCATCGCCATAGCAATAACCGGGTCGATTCGCTTCGAGTTCTTCATCCGCTCGGGCTTCACCGGCTTGATGAGGTCGCCCGGCGCCTGCGTGATCTGCGTGCAGTCAACGGACCAGCGGACCAGCGGCGATCCTTCATGTACGGCGGCCCGGTCGTAAACCAGCTTTTCAAACCGCCTGCAGGCCGGGCTCATGGACTGATAGCCTTGCCCGAAGTCGATCACGTCTAGCCCAGCGTCTTGTAATTCTCGGGCGGTGTCGCGCGCGCCGTATCGGTCGAATGCGATCGCCTTAATGTCGTAATCGTCGGCCAGTTCTTTGATGTGAGCGGTGACATAGCGCCAGTCGGTTGTAGTTCCCGGCGTAAGCCGGATGTGGCCGTCAGCCGCCCACTGTGCATAGGGGACGCCGTCGCGTTTGCTTCGGTCTTCGATACGCTCGCCAGGCAGGTATGCCCAGACTTTGTAATAGACTTTTTCGCCCACCGGCCAGCACAGAGAGAATGCCGTTAGATCGTGTACCGCGGCAAGGTCGAGCCCGCCGTAGCAGGGATATCGGCGAAGTTCCGCCCAGTCAATCGGCGTGGGTGATGCGCAGACGTCCCATTCGTGAATCGGAATCCATTGGGTTTCTGCGGAGGTCCACTGGTTCAGGTACAGGCGCCGGAACTGGTTCTGTAGGTCCGGGCGGGCCATGGCCTGGTTGAATTCTTCCTCGTAGTCGGATAGCGAGTGGTGCCCGGTTTTGAGGAGCGGAAGGGCTTTCGGCCAAAGGCTTGTGTCTGTCCAATCGGCGTCGGCCGGAACTTCGTGGATCAGCGGGAGATAGGTTTCGTCCACCACCTCTCCAGCTAAGACGCGCTTCGCGTATTCGTACTCCCGGTAGCAGATCGTTTCCTGATCGCTACCGGCCGTGGTGATGATGACTCGGAGCGGTTGCTTTCGCGACTTGCTGCCCGTGGTCAGAGCGGCGTACAGTTCGGCTTGGGCCGGCCCCCAGGCGTGGAGTTCGTCGAACACCACCAGCGACGGGTTGTAGCCATGTTTGCGCTTGCCATCGGACGAGAGCACCCGGATAATTGAGCCGGTTCCCTTATGGCGGATCTTGCGCTGGGAGAGGGTGATCTCAACCATCGCCTCTAAGTCAGGCGATGCGGTGATTAGGTCGTAGACGGCCTCGAAGCAGATGGCGGCTTGGTCTGTGTCCGTCGCCGCGAAGTAGATTTCCTGCTTGGGCTCGTCGTCTAGAAAGAACACCACGACGACCAGCGCCGCGGCTCCCTGCGTCTTCGCCTGCTTGCGGCCGAGGGTCTGGAATATCTTTCGGTACAGCCGGCGCCCGTCGGCCCGCTTCCAGGCGACGGCGTTGATAATCATGCGCCGTGTGTGCGGCAGCAAAACGAACGGCTCAGGCCCACCGGAGCGGGTTGATTTGGTCAGCGTGAGGGTGCCGATAAACGCTTCAGCTACAACGGCGGCCTCCGCGTCAAACCATATTCCCGTTTCGTTTTGCACGTTCAATCAGCGCCAGCGTGGGCGATAGCGCCGTCGGCTTGCGAGTGTCCTTAATTCCGGCCCGTTGCCGGTTACGCGGCCCGATGTTGAGCTGCGAGCGTAGTTCGTCGATCTGTCGGCCCCAAGCCAGCTTTGTACGCCCGTCGGTTTCGTTGCGCCGCTCGATCATGGCGTCGGCCAGTTCGGCGTATTGGTCAGCGTCCACCTGCCGGATAGCCACGCCCGCGGCGCGGTTCTCGGCGACGAGCTTTTGGAACAGCTTCAGCCGATCGGATTTGCACCAGACGGGCGGGGTGATGTCTTCCTGTATCGGCTCGGGGATGACGCCGCCGTTGGCGACAGTGCCGCGCTTGCTGTCCGGTCGTGGTTGGAAGCCTCTAGCGCCCATATTGATAACTCAAACTCAAAAAGTTGGGAAAAACTCGCACGTGAAACAACGTGCGGTGTTGGCGGAAAATGTCCAGAGATTGAACACACCCCTACTATCTCATTGATAACAAAGATACTTCCGCTTATCCTGCTGTGTTTTCAACCCATGGCACGATCGGCACATTGATACAAGATTCTCATTATCATGCGTACCACCTGCTCCCAGTGGGATGTAGTGGTCGACGAGTTCGGCTAGTACCACGCGGCCCGCTTCTCGGCACCACTCGCACAGCGGATCACGCGCCCGCTTGATCGCCCGTATCTTCTGCCATCGTCCGTCATACCCACGCGCTGTAGCGTGTGGCCTAGGGTCTACCCTTGGTTTACGTTGTGGGCAGGCGCCGGCGTGAGCTTCTCGGCATCGTGCGCACCAACGGGGCGGTAAGGTTGGCATAAGCGAACGAACGCCCTTACGATCTCCTCGGCATTTTTTGCGACGGCCTCTTGAATCAAGCCACGAATGGGAAGCATCAGAGCATTCTCGATAGCGTGCATGTCGTTCACGCTGACGCCGTAATACTTCGCCACCATGCGAACACGTGCCTCATGGTCCTTCTGCTTCGCGTAGTCAGTGCCGTCGATCAGGCTTTGCGCGTAACGCTCGACTTCGTCTATCATCACAGCCCAGCCATCAGCGATGAGCGGTGGGTATAGGTATTCGGAAACTCTTTTACTACCGTGGATTGCACCGTTATCCGCGTGGCGATCTCGTTTGGTTCAGCCAAGAGAAACACCCGCGTGATCGCCTTGTCTTTCTTGCGCTGGATCAGCCGCGCCACGGCACCAGCGGTTTTGAGGATGCGCAGGGTTGCAAGGCTGATATCTCGCCGCTTACCGCTTGCGTTCTCGCAAATCACAGTCGGTCCGGCCAGTTTCAAGGTATCCAAGCGCATCTCCTCGATTGGGAGCCCGTAAGGGCTGGCGACGTCTACCACCACTTCAAACCCCGTCGGAGGCGAAGCCTGGCCATTCGACAACAGCCATGCTCAATTACGAACTGTACAAGACGGTTCTCGGAATGTCAAGGGGATTCTTTCAGCGTCTCCCGATCCAGCTCCAGCGCCCGTATCCGACCGCCCTGCATCGTCAGCCGCTGCTCTAGCGCCGATATCACCCGGCACTGTTCCTCGACCAGCGTATTCAGTCGCGCAATTGCCGCTTGGCTGGTTCGGTGCTCGGACAGAACTCGTTTCATAGCGTGCCACCAGCGCAACGGCATTTCCCGCTGACGTGGTACGGCTGCTTGAGCAGATTCCCTTGATCGTCCACCATGCCCTGCACCCGTACCCACTTCGTGACGCGGATTTCTCCACCTGCGCATCGTGCCGGGTGGTGGATCTTTTCAAGCCCGCGCGAGTTTGGATCGTAGTCCCAGTACGTCAACCCTGGAATCTCGCGCCCGCACCCTCCCGTATTTGCCCGAGGTGCCTCGTTTACCGGCTGCCCATGCTTCGCCTCGTTCAGCGCGTCCGCGATGTCTTGCGGCCCCGTTGGAAGCGATTTGCGGGCCAATAGCAGATCCACCGCCGCCCGAGCGTGCGCCGCATCGTCGGAATGACTGGCGAGCACGTCAATGAGCGAGGTGAACGTCTCCGGCGCCATGAAGCCGAACCCCTGGAGATTCGACATTCGGTTGAGCTGGGCGGTGGCCGTGCCGCGGTTACAGGGCATCGTCCACCGCCAGCCCGGCTTTCAGGTCCACCGGTCCAAACCGCCGCGGTGCCCTTGGAGCTGGCGGTGCTTGCGAGTACGTGCCGTCGCGGGTCCACCATTGCGCCTGCTTGGTCCGCAGGTCCGGGTTTGCGTCGTATGCCGCTCGCCACTTGCGGACGCTGGCAGTGTAGGCCAGGCAGAACCCGGCCGGGTTACCCTCGAAGCTGGCCGACTTCTGAAACTCCGAGCGCATGGCTGAAGCCGTAAGCCCGACATCGCCGCCGGCCGGCAAGTGCTCACATGCAAACTTCGCCGCCGTCTGGAAAAGCTTTTCCGGGTCCGGCCCGCTGTCGTCGATGCGGAGTTGCTGCGGCGGGGGCGGGGCGGGCGATAGCGCGCCATTCCCCCTTCCCCCTTCCACATTCAAAATTCCACATTCCACATTCATACCGGGAACCCCCCCTATCATAGAGGCAAATCCTGGGGAACTTTGGTGAAATCGTCTATGATCGGCCAATGATAGGCCGTTTCCCCAGGATTCCCCGGGATTTGCCTCTATCATTGACGTATCATCAAGCGTTTCCCCAGGATTCCCCGGGGAACTTTGGGGAACTTTGGGGAAATCGTCTATGATCGGCTTATCATTAACCGAAATCCCGGGGAACTTTGGGGAACTTTGGGGAGGAGGGTACTCGCTCTCCGGGTCCTTATAGTGCGGCCGCTGGTGCTTCAGGAAGTTCACGCACTGGATCACCTCGACAGAACCGACCGGATAAAGAACGATCAGCCCGGCGTCGTGGAGGTCGTGAACCCACTGCGCGACGTCTTCCACGGTCGCCGGATCGAAGCCAAAGGCGTACTTTTTGAGCCGCGTCGGGCGGTACTCCAGGCGGCCTTCCTTGTCCGCCAGCGTCCACATGGCGATCCACAAAAGGCGCTGCGGATACCCAACCTTTGCCGGGTCGTCGCTCTCAAAGAATCCAGGTTTGATGTTACGGGCGCGCGGCATTATACGCCTCCTTTCAGCACAATCTGCGTAACGCTAGGCGCCTCGCGCCCTCGCGCTTTACCGCACTTCCCGCAATAGGGCATAAATCGCGCCAACCCGCCGCACGCAACGCAGCGCCCGCCGATCCCATCGGTCGCCGCTCGTTTAATACGGCAATCGTGGCACCGGTCCTCATTTCCGGCTAACAGCGCGGACGGTCGATGGGTAGAGTACTTTCCACAGGTGCAACGGCACGCCCAGCGCTTTTTCTTCCCGTCTAGCCCGGCGGCTGCCAAACCCAGCACGGTCAGCCGCCCGAATTTATTCCCGGTCAGGTCGGTAAACGATGGGTCGATAGGAACCGTCCGCAGCGGCGGAGGCGCGTAATATGTTGGCTGGTCGCTTTCTTGTGGCGGCGCATACGCTTGCCCGCCACCCATCGCCAGCGCCGTCTGCTTATCGACGGCTACACCCTTGGTGATTTCCACCGCCACTTTCTCAAATTGTGTCATTAGCTCCCTCTTTCCGTCTACTTCGCCCGCATCAGCCGCTTGAGCACGGCCGCCTGATTCCTGCCCGCCCGCCCATCGCTAGGCGTTGTCGCCATCACATAGCGCCGCCCGTAGGCAGCCGCCACACCTGATGATTCTTTTGTCGCACCAGCACGGCGCCGGCGCGCTTGAGTTGGTCGAGGATGGTCATGGCGTGGCCCGCCATATTCGGATCGCGGCGCCGCTCGTAATCGAGCCCGGTGGCATCTCATCGGTGTACCGCTTGCACGTGTTGACGTACTCCACAACCCGCGCGTCATCAGCCCAGGCCCCTCCCGTGGTCAGCGCGTCCTCCGTCGAGCGGATGAGCTTCGATAGATCCGGCTTGCGGTCATGCAGCGCCGTCCGCTTGCGAGACTTCGGCCGCGGGAAGATAAACACCATCTGGCACCGCACAGGCCCGTCAATCGGTGGCCGGCCCGCCATGACTTCCCGCGCAGCCCATGCGACGGAATCACGCCACGGTGCAACCTTCTTTGATGATTCGATCATGCGCCCGCCGCCAACGTGGCGTTTTGAGCCTTGAGGACCTGGCACGCCCAGGACGGCGAACTCAACATCGGGCGGCCTCATGGCCTCTCACCGCGTGGATATCGAATGGTTTTTCTGGCCTCATCGTCCTGCATAAACATCTCCTCCCATGTCCAATCAGCCTGCACGTGGCTCCGCTGCCTCCCCGCAATCGCTCCATCTGCCTTGTGCCCAAGTCGCCGCATGGAATTTGGCAAATATGGCTTCAGTGGCTCATCGGCGTATTGATGGACATCCCTCATCCCTCCACCGCCGCCAAAACCGCCAGCATCACAGCCTCGGACCACTCCCGCGCGTTACCCTCGGCTGCGTCTTTGGTGATCGGGTGCCGCAGCCGCACGCAGAACGCATGGCTCGCCCCCGTCCAAAAGCCGAACTCGACGCGCCACCCGTCCATCTGTATCGCCGCCAGCGCCATGGCGGCGGCTGCTGGATCGGCGGGCCAGTGGGGAATGGAGCGAGTAGGCAACCACCACGGCTTCTGATCAGCGGTGGCGAAAAACAAGTGGCCTTGGTGCTCCGTCACCTGCCACTCCATCACCCGTTCGGCGATGGTGCGGGATTCGGCTAGAGTCCAGGGGCGGGTCATGGCTTGGCCTCTTTACCGCGTTGCGCCCAATGCGGCTCCCATGCGTGCCCTGGCTGGTCGTACTTGATGATGAACTTGGGCACCAAATAAGATCCGCCACCGCACCCCCGGTCGCGAACTAGCGTAATCCACGCGCCAATTTGGACACCTAGCGTATCAACGCTATCCTCTAGCCTTTGCAATTCAGCCGGGATGGCTTCCCAGTCTAAATAATGCCATTGAGGTTGATAGTAGATTCCTTTCGCCCTCCGCATGGCTTTGCAAATCCATGGAAACCCGGGGATAGGCTCACACGCACTGTATTCTTGCATCGCGCAACTCCTGCTCCATCA